TGCCCTGTGCATCGAGCGTAATGGATGTCGGGATATCCAGACTGGACGCTGGCGCGGAGAAGTAATTTCCGGCAGTGTACGTGTGGTTGTTCGCTCCATTACCCCCCGTCGAAAGGTTGGACAGACCCGACAGCGTCGGGGTCAACCCTTGGAAGTATATGATAGCCGCAGTCAGATCAAGTTGGGCCTGCGTAGCGACCGCGTCTGCGTAATGGAACACGCCGGGGGCCGTCAGTGTGCTGGGTGGGAAATTCGTGACGCTTGTTGCGTTGTTCGGAGCGATTCCGATGTTACCGCCAGAGACGGTGGAACCTGCTCCGGTGCTACCCGTGACTGCGGATGCGCCAAGGATGGCAAAATATTTTGCGGTGCCTAGGTGACTATCCAGCCCACCACCGCTGCTACCTACCGCTGCACCTGCGTCGTCAATTGCCGAAGACGTGACAACCACAGACCCACCGAGTGGGATGTTAACGGTGTACTGCGCGACACCACGCGTGCCAGCGACGGGGGTGCGCGTTTGCACTACGCCCGTGCCAGACAAGGCCACTGCTGCTGCGACTCCAAGACCTGTAGTTGGGTTTGGATCACTCATGATAATTCCTTTTCCTGAAAGAGCCGTTGCTCTGTCAATATTTCAGTACACGTAGTCACAGGCCAACGGCACGCCTGCTTTGCAGATAATCGGGAAGACGGTGGGCCGAATACTGAACCCCACTGTCCACGGCTTGTCACCTTCCGATGGCAAGAATCTTCCACAATCAATCCCTAGCTGATCGCGCTTGCGGCGTCGATCTGGCGCTGACGGATGGTCGTGTCAGGTCCGAGCGAGGTCGTGAAGTGCACACGATAGCTGGTCCATCCGGGGATCAACCCTTCAGGATCGGCAACAGTTGGCTCAGCGTTCTGCACAATGTTGCACTCGATGTTACGCCACTCACCGTCACCGTACCCGGTGTCACCCTTCGCTCCGAGGTTGATGGAGAAGATACCATCGCGTCCGAAGATGTAGGTGCGGAGTGCGGTCAGACCCGTGATGCCGCTGTAGTTCGAGGTCTGAGTGACCAAGTTGGTCTGGTAGAAATCCACGCCCGTAGTAGGCAACGTGATGACTTCAGTCAGATCAACCGAAACGAGACTGTCCATCTTCATCTGGCCCACCGGGGTGTGCTTCAGAATATCGATTGGGGAATCGTTGCTGTTATCAGCAAGGACATCACCCAAAGCGAATGGATGGATCACGCCTGCGAAGCTCTTGGAACCTTCGTCGAACGGTCGAACGCTGCGACCCGCCAGCGACTGAACGCTGTTACGAATCTGAGAGAGCGACAGAGCGGTGAAGCTCGAAGTGCTTGAAGCGGCCAGTTCGGTCAAAACACTGGCGTCGATGCTCGATGCACCGTCGGCAGTTGCACGCACGAGTGCGGACAACGATTCGCCAAGACGGTAAGACATTTCACGAGCAACGTTCTCAACGGTGTTGTCAATCGCGGTAGCGAGAGACAGCGAGGAGAAGTTAGCGTAATCGGCATATTCACCGATAGTCGCCGTGGTAGTCAGAACGGAAACGCTCAGAGACGAACCAACAGTCCCTTCTGTAGTCTGGTTGACGTTTGCAGCCAACGGAACATACATGAACATCTCGTACTGGTTACCTGAATTCACTGGCAAGTCGAGACGTTCCGAGCATGCGACGAACGAGGTTTGTGCCTTCAAATTCTCACGGAACTTTTTGTCAAAAAACTTTACCGTGGATTGAGGCAGGTTGGAAAGCTGGTTACCCGCTGGGGAGAAAGCCATATTTTATACCTGTTTTATCGACGAGGGCGTGGGGGACGGGTTGCTTCCAACTCGTTCACACGTTTGACAAACGCTGGGTTTGTCATAATCTGCTTCCGGTAATCTTCGGAAGGCATATCGTCGATCATTCTCAAAGTCAGTGATTCCATTTCAGTTGTAAGCATCGCGCCACCCACAGGGGCAACACGGTTATTCAAGCCTGATGGAACATGACTCTGTCGCTTTTCTTGCGGCACTGGGACTTCGTTAATTCGAACGGGTTCCACTGCTACAGCCTGCGGTTCCGGCTGTATTTCCGCCATGGGAGCCACAACTGGTGTGACTGCTGGCGGAACCTCACGCACGATAGGAGAAGAAAGAAGCAATCCGGCTTCTTCCATCTTTGCTTGGGCAAATTCAAAATTCTTAACGGATGGCTTTAGCCCTGTCTTTGTCATCCATTCACAAACTGTATTAACGTTCTCGGCACACGCATAAAATTCAGGGTGCCGTTCGAGCCAAACTTCAGCGTTCTGACGAGCGAGAATCTGCTGCGTCTGTTGCTGTTGTTCGTTTAATGTCTCCCGCAATTGCGCGGGTGGAACGCCTAGCGAGGACTCTAAAAGTCTATCGCGGGCGGATTCAAACTTCGCCGGATCATTCATGTCCTGAGAGATAGCGTATCGTTCTTCTGTTGTAAGCGGCTTCTCTTTGAACTGTACGAACGCCGGAGTCCGTTCTAGCTCCGTTGGTAGAGAGTCTACCTCAGGAGTTCCAAGACGGGCTTTGCGTTTTACATCACGCATGCCAAGGATAGAATTGCTGTGGGCTGATTCCAGCTTCTGGACAAGTTCTTCCATGGTGGTGTAACTAAAACGTTGTTTGCCGCCGACGGGACGGTTATGTTCGTCCATAGGCTGATATTCATGCCATTTCAATTCCGGCGCAACTACGATAGGGGCTACCACAGGCGCGGTTGGTTCAGGTGTAATCACTGGTGTACTCATACAAATCCTCCTCCAAGGTTACTGCAATTCCGGTATATCTGTCGCATCCTCAACTTGTGGTTTACGATTGCTATAAGCGACGATCTGACACTCATACTCGATTTTTTCCATAAGTGCCGTGTAAAATTGGGCTACGCCTTTTGCGATGAAGTGGGCAGCGAGAACTTCTTCTTGCTTCGAGGGATTAGTATCGAGCAATTTAAAATTGAATTTGCGAACTTGATCTTCCATAATTCGCTGCATGATCTCGAAGCCCCGTTGCTTTACGCTTGCGGCTAAGATTCCACGCTCATCGTCGGTGAGTACCAACTCGATGTCTAACCCTTTTAGTTCGTTAGTTACTTTAAGCATGTCTCCTCCAAGAGTTGCTATCGTGTGGCGGTATCCAGTTGGTCTTGTGTAAAAGCTAAAGGCACATCTAAGCTATCTGCGGATTTATCACCCATAGAAGTTACGGCGACAATACTTCCATTCTCGTCAAATACTCCAGAACCGGAGTCTCCCCCAAATGTTGGTAAAATGAAATTTTCAAACTGGACAGTCAATGCCGGGTCCAAGTCTTTCATAGTGGAATACTTGACAAAATAACCACTACGATAAACGTCGGTGTTATCTCCCGGCGATCCCCAGACATGAACAGATTCGTTTGCAATAAGTGTTCTTTCATTGATGCTGGCCCACGTCTTGAAAGTCCGATCTACAAGATAAATTACGTGATCGTTACCGTCAATTATTGCAGCAACGATTTTAATAGGGTCTTTCTCGGCGTCCAAACGAATCAGATTACTATCCATGAAACAATGTTGAGCGGTCAAAATCGCGTGTGGGCCCACAACCGTGCCGGAACAGTGTCCGACTTCCTGATCCCAGTTATCACCTTTTAACAGATCAAAAACGGCAATACGGTGAGTAGTCGCATGCTGTTGTTCTACAGCCGTCTTCGTTACAAGGGCAGATACCGGGACAGGTTCGGTCGTAGGGACGGACATGCCTAACGCCAGCATGAGTGATAGTACAAAAGCTTTCAACATATAGTCTTTCCGTACAGAGCATTCATTAGGCTGGTTCTCTCGCGAGACCCTCTGTTCCAGCGGCTTTGCACGCAATCTTATTACCCATCATTTTCAAGGATAAGAATCTTCGGTACTCAGCACTCTCCTGATTGACTGATAGCGAATCAGTCAATTATAAACTACATAACTTGAGGCTGTTGTCCTTCGAGACCGCCTGTAGAGGGTTCTCCCTCGACAGTCTCGCTCAACCCTGATGCCTTGGCCGAAGCAATAACGAGATCACGCTTGATACGGTTGTTAGAGGACTGGTCCTCAAGTTCTTGTTTCTGTACAAACTTCTGCTGTGTACTCTGGTTTGCAGCCTGCATCTTCACCGCGTTCATTGCAGCAGGAGAATTAGCTTTCTGCTCTGCGATTTCGTCTGGCGTCATCGGTATGACTATGTCATTGCCGTTTTTCCATTCGCTGGCTTCCATCCACATCTTAAAGATCGTAAGGAAGTCAATTTTCTTTCCCTGTTTGGCGAGTGACTCCGCTAATTGGGGATTGTCGAGGAATTGGGTAAGCATAGTCATGCTCTGGGCCATAGTACGTTTCGCGGACATTGCAGCACCCGCTAAAACTTCGAAGTCCATAACAGCATCCCAATATTCTTGCATGCCGATGGATTTCGTTAATGGCTTACCAAGCACTTCACCTAAAATGTGGAGGATGGTAGCGTCCGACATTTTCGTGAATACGAGTTCATCCACGATATATAACCATGGTTTGAACACCTGTTCGATGAAGTTGTCTAGCGGACCATCCAGTCTCGTCGCTGATGCTGACGCCTGTATTGCTGCTCCACCAGAGGTTCTACCCATGCTGGAACGCGGTCCTGATGAACTACCCTGTACTAACTGTTGATCTGCGCCGGATGAAGATTCAGTCGCCTGTTCGGATTCCTTCAACGCCTGCCAAACATCAGAAGGCACTTTCGGAGTTTCCATCAGTTTGAATGCTTTATCCGCTTCTCCATCTACGGTCATGACCTTACCAACGCTGGTCTTAACCATCTGGGTGAAATTGTTTCCGTCACGTCTTTTTAGATAAATCGGGTTTACGCCGTATGACAAAATCTTGAGAATCGCGTTAATTGTTCCTTGGTCAACTCTCTGATTCTGACCTACGATAAGACCTAGACCCATACCATAAAACGACTTCGGTCGGTTCCACCAGTTGGCAGATAAAAACGGCAAACGTTTGAATTCGTTGTCGCCTTTATATAATACTTTCTGGCCTTTTAGGACGATGATCTTTTGTCGTCCATCCCAGTACTCAAGAACTTCCAACTTAGTCATCAGCGGGTTAGGCGTGATTCCGATATTGGAATCCTGAGCGTGGTGAACCGCGCCCTTCATGTATAAGGCCTGCTCAACCATCTGGTTCGGTGCTGATGGTGATTGCACTGCCCACATGTCTTTGAGATTATCAGGGAAGGACCAACCTTCCATTACTGCAGGGTTGTCTTTCGCCTCTAACTCTAACGCAATCCTGATAGCGTCTAAATCGTAGAAGTCCATCGCACGGACATCAATAGCCCATCGCGCTTCTCTAATATCTGCGACCGCTAACTTAGGATCGACGAGGACGGCGTCCAAGGGGCGATGCTCGAAGAACGGCATCGGGACAACCTTAGTCGTTGTGACGATATTAGGAGGTTTATCCTCGGGGATAAGATGAGTGTCAGGCGAATTATCGGGGCCCGTTTTTATGGCAGCAACGGCGGCTTTACGCTTGGATGTAGTAATCTCAGTCCAATCATATCCCCACTTCCAGATTCCCGTGCCGAGATGGGCCATCGTTTCGAGACCCCATTTCGTCTCTGTTTTAAACTTACTCTTGTCTAATATGTAAGAGAACAAAGCGGTCTTGGCATCCGTAATCTCCTGCTTGACGCCGGGGCGCGGACGAAGAATCATTGGCGGATCATCGTAAAACATACCCTTATACAATTGCGGGACAACCGAATTGCAAATCTTAGCAACAGTAAACCGCACCACATTAGGTTCGAGAACATACGTATTCTCGTATACCGTCATGGGGCGTGGTGCTTGAAACAGCAAGTCCGCATCTCTCCAGAGAAGGTTCCACTGTTTGTTCACAAGAAAATCACGTGCAGCTTGGGCTGATTGAATGACCGTTCCTAGGTGTGCGGAAAGATCGTC